CGACTTTGAAACTGATCTGATTCTCGTACCAGGAAGACAGGCTGCGGAGATGATCCGTAGAAGGGCAAACAGTTCTGGAATAATTGTAGCAACAAAGGACAATGTTAAGACTGTTGACTCCTTCTTGATGAATTATGGAAGACACCCGAGAGCTCAAGTAAAAAGGCTGTTTATTGACGAAGGCTTAATGTTACACCCCGGTTGTGTGAATTTTCTGGTGAGCATGTCATTGTGTGATGAAGCTTTTGTTTACGGAGACACCCAGCAGATTCCTTACATCAACAGAGTTGCAAACTTCCCTTACCCTGCGCATTTTGCAAAGTTAGAAGTGGATGAAGTGGAAACTCGGCGCACGACATTGAGATGTCCAGCCGACGTGACCTTTTTCCTCAACAAAAGGTATGAAGGGCAAGTCATGTGCACGTCGTCAGTTAAGAGGTCAGTAACTCACGAGGTTGTTCAGGGGGCAGCTGTGCTCAATCCTGTCACAAAACCTTTGAAAGGAAAGGTGGTTACTTTTACCCAGTCAGACAAACTGGCCTTGATTTCAAGAGGTTATGAAGATGTCAACACAGTCCATGAGGTACAAGGAGAAACTTTTGAAGATCTGTCGCTTGTCAGGTTGACACCAACACCATTGGGGATTGTCTCAAGTGATAGTCCTCATGTGCTTGTCGCCTTGTCGAGACACACAAGATCGATGAAGTATTACACAGTGGTAATGGACAGCATGTGCAGTATCATTAGAGAATTAGAGGGTGTTAGCTCTTTCCTTTTAGATTTGTATAAAGTAGACAGTTCTACTCAATAGCAATTACAGATAGAAGCATTGTATAAAGGTGTCAATCTTTTTGTCCAAGCACCGAAATCAGGTGATGTATCTGATATGCAGTTTTACTACGATCAATGTTTGCCTGGGAACAGCACTATTCTTAATGAGTTCGATGCTGTTACCATGCAACTGAGAGATAACTCTTTGAATGTAAAAGACTGCGTACTAGATATGTCTAAATCTGTGCCTTTACCAAAGGATGAAAAAATCAAACCACTTACACCGGTCATAAGAACCGCGGCTGAAAAGCCAAGGAAACCTTCCTTGATCGAAAACTTGGTTGCGATGATTAAAAGGAATTTCAATTCTCCCGAGTTAAGTGGTACGATTGACATCGAAAACACTGCTTCTGTCGTAGTCGATAAGTTTTTTGATAGTTATTTAATTAAAGAAAGAAAAACACCAAAAAATTTACCACTTTTGTGTAGGAGTGCTTTATGTAGGTGGTTAGAAAAACAAGAGACTGCAACCTTGGGACAGTTAGCAGACTTTGACTTTATAGATCTTCCTGCTGTCGATCAGTACAGACACATGATAAAGAGTCAGCCGAAACAACGTTTGGATTTGTCAATTCAGACAGAGTATCCTGCTCTTCAAACAATAGTGTATCACAGCAAGAAGGTGAATGCTATATTTGGTCCCCTTTTCAGTGAACTAACAAGACAACTGCTTGAAATGAT